CGAATGGCCCCGTGTAAGGACGGAATTAGGCGTTCTAGGACCATTTGGGTACGAAATACGCGAGAACAGCTGCGAGATACGTCAATTCCTGACTTTTTGAAGTGGATTCCTGATGGAATTATGGGGTCTTTCCTCAAAACAGAGTACAAATTCGTCCTAAAAGTGGGTGATATTGAGTGCGAAGTGCTGTTTAGAGGGCTAGATGACGCCAATGACGTGCGTAGATTGCTCTCATTACAGGCTAGTTTCATCATATTTGACGAATTTAGGGAGATTCACCCCGATATTTACAACGCCGCACAGGGTCGTGTGGGCCGGTATCCCGACAAAATGATGAACGGTGTGGGGTGTGTAAGCGACGATGGTAAGCCGAATATGCACATTTGGGGCATGACGAACCCCCCTGATATGGATACTTTTTGGGAAACTTTGCTCACAGAGCCGCCTAGCAACGTGCATGTAACCATACAGCCCAGCGGGTTGGCACCGGAGGCCGATTGGACGCGGTTCTTACCTGACGACTATTATGACAACCTCGCACAAGGGAAAACTGAGGACTGGGTAGACGTGTATATTCACGCGCAGTTCGGCAAATCGCTCAGTGGACAGCCAGTGTTTAGATCGTTCGACCGGACGGTTCACTCCTCAGATGAAGAGTTGACTCCCATGTTTAGCGACAGCCCGTTGCTGATCGGCGTCGACGCGGGGCTGACGCCCGCAGCCGTTGTCGGCAGCGTAACGCACGATGGGCGACTGGTCGTGTACGACAGCTTGATCTCTGACGGTATGGGGGCGTTGAGGTTCGTGCGAGAGAGGCTCAAGCCGTTGTTAAGTAACAAGTTTCCGGGGCGACGAGCGATAGTTATTATCGACCCTGCTGCGTTTCAGCGTGTCCAGACGGACGAGAGAACTGTGGCGGATATATACAAAAACGAGGGGTTCGTTGTGAAGCCCGCGAGGACCAATTCAATCGCAGCACGCATCGCTGCGGTGGAGAAATATCTGACCCGTGTGGTTGACGGTAAGTACAGTTTCGTCGTCGACGGCGTTGGAGCGTCGTCGTTGGTGCAGGCGTTGGCCGGTAAGTATCGGTACAAGATCAACACGAAAGGTGCGCGGGACGAGAAGCCCGAGAAGTCTCACCCGTGGTCGGACGTTGCCGACGCGTTCCAATATATGTGCCTTCATGCAGACGGCGGTGAGACCTTCGGGGCAAACTCATGGTCAACACAGCGCAAAGAGGTCGTCCGCGTTTCATCTAGCGGTTGGACCTAATCTGTTGACGCGTGAACATATAGGTGCTATCGTACGCATGACGTCACAGGTGAGATTTTGATATGGCGATAGGCTCGGCCCTAATTCCTGTTGCACGTGCTTCTGATCTTGAGGCGCAGGCGCAACGTGCTTCTGATGAAAAACAGAATACCCCTATGATCCAAGGGCTGGCTTCCCACGTCCATAAACGTTGGGAAGTGATGCGAGATCACCACCAAGACAATTTAGAAGAGCGTCTTGCGCAGTGCGTTCGCGCTCGGAATATGGAGTACGAACCTGCGAAACTTGCTGAAATACAGGAGCAAGGTGGCTCAGAAATCTTTATGGGCATTGTCAGCGCTAAGTGTAGGACTGCTACTGCTTGGCTGCGAGATACGCTTTTAGGCACAGGTGCAGATAAACCTTGGTCTCTTAGTGCGACGCCTATTCCAGAGGTGCCACCAGACATAACTCAGGCGATGCAGAACATCATGCAGCAGAACCTGATGCAGTATTACGACGCTGGCGGGGAACCGCCTAACGAGGATGAGCTAAAACAGCTCGCGTCGGGTATGAAAGATACGGCCATGCGGTCTATGAAGTTCGAAGCGGAAAAGCGCGTCGAGCGGATGGAAACCAAAATGGAAGACCAGATGCTTGAGGGCGGCTTTACCAAGGCGCTGTTCGAGTTCACTAACGACATAGCCACATTCCCTTACGCTGTACTCAAAGGGCCAATCCCACGCAAACGCAAGGCGATGAAATACGTTGAGGGTGGGTTGGGCGTTGTAGATGTATTGCGCGACGAGTGGGAGCGAGTTGACCCTTTTAAATTCTATTGGATGCCATGGGGTGATGACATTCACTCGATGCCGGTTGCGGAACTGCATCACCTAACACGAGACGACGTTGAGAACATGCTGGGCGTCGAAGGCTACGACGAAGCTGCTGTTCGTTCTATTCTGAGCGATTTCGGTACGGGTGGGTTCAGCTGGCTCGACCACAATGACGACCTTATGGAAGACGCCACAGGACAGGATTTTGATGAGGCGAACACAGATTTAGTTGCCGCACTACAGCTTTGGGACACAATCCCCGGGGATGTTTTACTCGAATGGGGGCTAGGCGAAGACGAGGTCGAAGACCCGCAGAAGTCTTACCCGTGCGAAGTATGGATGATTGATAATATCGTCGTTCGTGCGGTGCTTAACTACGATCCATTGGGGCGCAAGCCCTACTATATGACATCTTTTGAAAAGGTTCCGGGCCGCATTGACGGTAACGGGGTCGCTGACCTTTGTATGGACGCTCAGAATATGTGTAACGCCGCTGCTCGGGCGCTTGCAAATAATATGGGTATTAGCTCCGGTCCACAGGTCGGCGTAAATATTAGCCGCCTTCCAGCGGGGGAAGACATCACACAGATGTACCCTTGGAAGATTTGGCAGTTTAGGCAGTCTGACTACGCAGACTCAACTCCCCCTATGAGCTTTTTTCAACCCAACTCTAATGCGGCTGAACTTATGGGTGTGTTTGACCGCTTTATGGCAATCTCAGACGAAGTATCAGGTATTCCACGTTACATGACCGGGCAACACGTTCCGGGCGCTGGGCGTACGTCTTCGGGGTTGTCTATGCTTATGTCGAACGCGGGCAAGAGTATTAAACAAGTTATTAGCAACATCGACCACGATGTTATGCGCCCCATGTTAGAACGCCAGTACCAACGAAATTTAAGGTATTCAGATGACCCAGACCTTATCGGCGATGTCCAGATCGTGGCAACGGGCGCGATGTCGCTGGTTGTTAAGGAAGCTGAAGCTGTCCGTAAGACTGACTTCCTCCGTCTTATACTGGAAAGTCCGGTTGCACAGCAGATTGTTGGCTTACCGGGTACGGCTGAACTCCTCCGCGACCTCGCGGGTAATCTTAATACCAATGTTGATCGCCTCGTCCCTAGCCGAGAAGATGTGCAGAAGCAGCAAGAGTTAGCTCAACAACAGGCCATGATGATGCAGGAAATGCAGGCTCAGCAACAGGCCGCGCAAATGCAAGAAGATGGAACTCCTAAAGGTGGGCGGCAGGACAATACCATGAGTCCTCGTCCAAATGGTAAGTAGTCTTCGCATGTGTTGACATGTTAACATATTTAGAGTAGATTTATAACATGATTGACTTGAATCTTTGTGACCAGCAGCACGTAAAAGCACTGTTGAGGCTCAGAGAAACAGGTGAGACAGCTCTGTTAGGTCTTTTTGAGGCCGAAGCCGAGTTAGCTAAAGCGCGGCTAGTGAAAGCGACTGATACGGTGACAATCCACCGGTTGCAGGGACGCGCAGAAGCATTTGAAGACCTACTTGAAGCCGTTGAAGAGGCGGCGAAGGTAGTAAACCGCTCGTAAGAGCATGATGAAGCACACCAAAGACGGGAGCAGCCTACCTCCGGGCGCTGTGAAACAGAGTTGGTGCTTTGAGGAGAACCATATGGCGTTGCCAAAGCAGGTACAGGCACAGATTGCCGAAATTGAAGCGTACGAAAAATCGTTAGAAGCCCAACACGAACCTCAACTTGAGGAGTTGGATACGGAAGCGGAAGTAGTAGCTACGGTTGAAGCAGCACCCGAACCTGACAAAGCGAAGCCAGCTGACACGTCACCAACGGACGTAGAGGACGACTTTAAGCAGAAGTACAGCACCTTACGGGGTAAGTACGACGCTGAAGTTCCAAGGTTGCACCAACAGGTGCGCGAAATGACTGAGGAACTCACAGCAATCCGCAAGGAGATGACTGCTAAAAAAGACGAGCCGACAAAGCCGAAGGAGAAAGTCAGTTTAGTAACCGACGCAGATCGAGCCGAATTTGGTGAAGAACTGCTGGACGTTCAGCGCCGAGTTGCGCAGGAAGTCTCTCAAGACTACGAGGGCCGACTTGAACAGCAAGACGCGGTTATCAAGAACTTGCAGGACGAACTTGCAAAGACGGGTAGCCAAGTTGGAGAAGTAGGATTTAGTCAGAGGCTCAACCAAGCCGTACCTGATTTTCCGCAGATCGACAACGATGAGCGTTGGGTAGCGTGGTTAAATGAGCATGATCCTATGCTTAGAGGCCCACGCAGAGTTCAAGCACAGCAGGCGTTTGATGCCGGTGACGTAGAAGCCATAGCCCACTATGTGAGCATGTGGAAAGAAACGTTAGCAGCACCGACCGAAGCTAAGCCTAACCAAGCCGAACTTGAAAAGCAGGTTGCTCCAAACCGTTCTGCTAATTCTGTTCGTACACAGAGTGCTTCCCAGAACTCTAAAATTTATTCGCCCAAAGATGCGGATAAAGCTTGGAATAAGGTTCGTACACTGAATACGCGAGGGCAGTACGCTGAGGCGGAAAAACTTGAAGCTGACTTGACAGCTGCGTATATGGAAGGCCGCGTTAGAGCTTAACTCTACGTGTTAACATGTAAGCAGCCATTGAGTCGATAACCAACTTAATAGGAGGCCAAAATGGCTGCTGTATTCCCCGTCGTCGGATCAGGCGCATTCGACACAACCCCATCTTACTCAGGTGGATTTATCCCACAACTATGGTCGCAAAAATTGAACGCTAAGTTCTATGCGAACACAATGATGACTGAAATTTCCAACACTGATTGGGAAGGCGAGATCAAAAACCAAGGCGATACAATTCGCATCCGTACTGCACCATCAATCACAATCAATGATTACGCTGGCGCTGGTACTACACTGACTTCTGAAGTTCCTGCTCCGATCTACCAAGACATGCAGATCGACCAAGGTAAATACTTCAGTGTTCAAGTAAACGATGTACTTGCTCACCAAGCGGACATGGACTTGATGAACATGTTCACTGACGACGCTGCTAAACAGCTGAAGATCAATATTGAAAACGATACGTTCTTTAACTGGTTCGTCACGACAGGCGCAAACGCGTCAAACAAAGGTGCGACAGCTGGTGCTATCTCAGGTGCTTACAACTTGGGTACTGACGTAGCTCCAATCGACCAAGCCACTCCTGCAAACGTATTGAACGCGATCTTGCAAATGTCTTCAGCACTCGATGAGCAAAACGTACCGGAAGATGGCCGTTGGCTCATCATTTCACCGCGTGATCGTCAGCTGTTGATGCAAACAGACATCGCGCAAGCGTACTTTACAGGCGATCAGTCAAGCACCATTCGTACCGGCAAAATTGGCATGTTGGACCGCTTCACTGTGTATGTGTCCAACTTGCTGCCAAAAGGCCAAGCATCTAAAGCTCTTGTTCCGGGTCTATCGGCAACCACATCAGGCGCTTCAGTGACTAACGCTAAAGCTCGCCGCATGATGGTAGCCGGTACAAGCACAGCTTGTTCGTTTGCTTCGCAAATCAGCAAAACTGAGCCATTACGCAACCAAACAGACTTCGGCGACATCGTTCGTGGTCTTGCCGTATATGGCCGCAAGGTTGTGAAACCAGAAGCTCTCTGCACCGCAATCGTCGGCGCAGCCAGCTAATCACTGACCTAACGGGAGGGGGCGCAATCCCCCTCTCACAACCACAAGGGGGTTAGTGATGGCTACCATAAAAGTAATAGACGTTATTTCCCGCGTCGAAGCGATCTTACAGGATACTAATATCCGCTGGCCGCGTGTCGAACTTCAGAAGTGGCTTAATGAGTCATACTTGAGTATTGTCTTATTGCGCCCTGACGCAAACGCAAAGTGCGCGTCGTTCACGTGCGTACCGGGCACCAAACAAGAGTTGACAGCCTCGACTGGCGGATTTCCGTCAGCGCTGCGCCTTCTTGATATTACTAGAAACGTCTTTTCCGGTTCTCAGAAGAAAGTTGTACGGGTAGTTGCTCGTAGTGTTTTAGACGATCAGCGCCCCAGCTGGCACTCAGAAACGCAAACCGACAATATTCAGCACTACACTTACGACCCTCGTCAACCAAAACAGTTTTACGTGTACCCGCCCGCTACGAACGTGGCGCAGTTGGAAGTCATTTACGCAGACGCTCCGGGCGCTCACGCGATGACAGAGACCGAGCTTGACCCGGCTAACAACGATAACGAAGTAATCTTACTAGATGACATATATTTAAGCCCGATTACTGATTGGATTTTATACCGCGCTTACTCCAAAGACGCGGAATACGGCGCTAACGAACAACGTGCTTCAGCTGCGTTTCAGACATTTAATGCGGCTATTGGCACTAAAACACAGGTGGACGCGGCTGTATCGCCGACACCGG